GGCGTTTTCTGAAATGCCTGCCAAAACTACAAGCGGTTCTCCTCACTGAACCGAAGTGGCTCACCTCGCAAAAACGTATGCTTCGGGCGCATACAACCCAACCACCCACGCTCAGAGGGTGGTTTTAAAACGTCTATTCGCGTACTCTTCCCGGAGTACATCGAAGTCCAAACGAATTGGGACAAGTTGGTGCTTGGCCAAAACACCACCAATCGTAACAGAAAACCAATCAAAATACTCCTTTCCATGTAAAAAGGACTCGCGCAGAGCATTATGATAAGCGTCCTCCAACCGAGCCACCGGCGAGGTACCACTTTCCACAGGTTCAAAGCATAAACTTTTGATCAAAGAGTCTCTAGCTAAGGGCGCAAGATATCCAAACTCTCTGTTCGGCGCGAAGCTACGCTTAAGAAACTGTAGGTCCTCAAAAGGCAAAGTGGCAACCATCGTTCCTCCTTTCTTCGCCGGCGTGACGACATATCCATATCCAGCATACACAGGCTGAATTGTTATCATGTTAAATACTGAAGCTAACCTATTACTAACACCGTTAATATTATCGTCTCCAACATTGGCCGTTACAACGTCTCGCTCATATACTCCGTCACTAACTAATCTGTCAAAAGCCATTTCCAGTAACCACCCATTAACAAGAGAATTGAAAATGAGGGTTGCTAAGAAACCGCTTGGGAGGCCTTTTAATTTTAGAAAAAGATCTCCGAAAAACTTTACCAATTGCACATCCATCAGTTTAACTAACAAGTACACCATAGTGGCTTCTTCCTCATCATAGCCACACATCAATGCGAGGAACAAGAAATAGCAGGCTACATAATGGACCGCAGGCTTCCCGTGAGATGTGTCAAATGAGCTAAAATCCATGTCGAAAAAGACACGATCACCACTGCCCTTAATACGCTGAGCGAGTTCAAACCATTCTGGGCTACCAGCGTTCATCCCCCCATAACATTCAGATTGCTCTCGGTAATCGAGAAGCAAAGTGATAAGAGGCATTAAATAACACCGCGCCAACAGGTTAAGTGGACTATCAAGCACAGAAAAGAGCCGCAACTTCGCCACGTCTATTTTATTCATAGGTCGGACCTCGTCTTTAATAACCATCTCAATAATAGGAACAGGTAATATATGCTTCTCCAGCTTCTCCTTAAGTGCTTGAATCTCGCAAAGCACTTCAGGCTTAAAAATGACTTTATCGTCCACGAGGTCGAACATGTCATATTTATTCTTCATTCCTTTCTTCTTGAGCGTCGGTCCAACGGAAGTATTGAATTCTATTCGCTTAATGCCTAACTCTTCGGCTCCAAAAACTGACTGCGCTAAGTCAAGAGGTTTCAACTTAATCTGCCTCTCATGCACCAACTTTCCAAACTGCCTGGTGACACGCCGCCGCGCATATAATTGCGCACGCGGCAACGAAACACTCGAGATCATGTTGATGTTCTTAAAAGTATGGGTCATCGGGGTATGGAACTCTTTATTTTCGTCAACATAACGAGTCTTACCCGGGATTCCATAAGGCTCAGAGAGAAAAGGGCTCAAATCTTTATACAAGCGCGTTGGCCGTAGGTTAGATTTAAAAGTTGCGCCAGCATTCGGCACAGTCCCAATTGTTAACAAGAAGGGCGAGGGCACTGCTCTGAGAGCTGAATTCACACTAAGTTCTTCCAACTCGGCGCCCAGAGGAACCACCGAAACCGCCTCAACAAAAGGCAGACTATCATCAGCCAGGTCCTCTTTAACCATTTCACGCGTCAAAACGCTAGCGCCGACTACTTCGCTGATCACTCTACTCCCGAACACCCCTCCGAATTTCTTCGTGCCATAAGCAACAAAACCAAGAATAGCACACCCACCGTTGTATTTACCTATCAATGGTATCGAACAGTCACCACGAGCACCAGCACCTTCCAACTCATAACTTTCATAAAAATCTGAGCCGATTTGAGCCCTAGTGCGTCTCGCGACTCCCTCTAACCGACCACCACTAAGCTCAACAATGACATCAGCAGGGGCATCGGAGATATTCTCCAAAAGGAAATTGTGGCAAGCCGGAACAACTATGGGCAGCGGATGCCTCCAATAAACGAATTCTGACTTCTTCGAAAATATGAGACCGTTTAGCTCAATTGGATACTCATGACCATCGTAGCGCACCAACTTCGGAAACAACTGCCGCCCATCAGATCCTTTCAAATAATGCTTATTAAAAATAACATAATCAGGGCAAAGGGAGAACATCCTAACTTTCACGTGATAATCATCAACAAAAATCAAGTCAACGCTCAGGGTGCACTGTCTCGAAATGCGCAACAAATCTTCCAACCCAACGTTCTTCTTCGTCAAAGCAACGCTGTTAATAGTCTCA